GACCGCATAGAACGATATGGAAGGTCAATCGTAAGTTCGCCATTCTGATAATCCTTCATCCGAAGGTATGGTCTCATTCTCACAACCACACCATTGGCGTATTCGCCATCAGGAATGGTACCTTTGGTTAATGATGTATCTAATTTTGCAATTTGATTTGCATAATCAAAGATAGGTGCAGATACACCCGTTGCTGAGTTTGCAGAAGACTGATCGATTGCTTGTGGGTTAATTCTCTTAACACGTAATGTGTTATTACCCTGAACGGTTGTACCAGTTACACGAACAACTTCACCAGGACGCAATTCCGTACCAAAGTTGGAACCGAAACCAGTAAGATCATTATCTGTTGCTTGATCAACTTCAACGTTATAGCAATCAATAGGATACTGATCATTGAGTGACAGGTTTGCACCAAAGACAACAGCGTTGCCAGGGTTCCTACCGATCATAGATCTGGTATCTTGGAACTGGTATGAGAAGATGGCATCAAGTTCACCAACGATGCGACCATCTCTGACGATCACTTCACCATCAGTAAACCTACCAGATACCTGATAAATTGTTACATACTTTCTATTTTGAGCAGTTGTTGCACCCTCAAATACATATGCACTAGCACCAGATGTACGACCAAAAATTCTATCACCAGCAGACAGAGATACATTTGCTTTGAAGTTCAAAGCAGTAAACATCTGAATATCAAACAGATAAACATTATGGAAATCTGTTCCTAGGGCACTATCGGAACGCAGATATTTCATCTGCACCATTCGTGCTTTACCAATCATGTTACCCTGACCAGAACCAGTCTCGTCGGAGTAATCAGTTTCGTTGGCAGCAGCAATCATCCAGTTGTCACGGAGTTCCAAAGTTTGATATGCTTTGGATACACCATCACCTGTCAGTTGTGGGTTACCATAAACGTCGTATACCTCAACAAACTGTCCAAGTTCAAACGAGATAATACCGTTCTGTCTTTCCTTAAACGTTCTTGGTTTTGGTACAGATGCATACTGAGGTGTTAAGAATTCAGTTCTATAACCTCTAACATATGCTCTACCAGGACCAACTTCTACTGCCAGATATTCATCTGATGCAGCAACACCATCGGTACCAATCGAACCTGAAGTGTATACACCATTGTTAAAGAAGTCGTCAAGGTGTTCCCTTGCCGTTACGTCGAAACTATCGACAACGTAGTCTCCACTCTCTTCAAACGTACGACGTGCAAGAGATCTCTCAAGTTCAGAATATGCAGTCTTATTAACAACTTGCTCAACCTTACTTTGATTGATACGGAGAAGTTCAATGAAGTTCTTATCAGTATCATCATTAATTGCTTTTTTGACCAGTGTGGTCTTAATGCGGAATCTGTGTCCACCAGGTGCAGAATAGTTAGAAGCACCAGCAGCGTTATCATTCAGTGACGGATCGTCTTCTGGAGTGATAATAGATTCACTAACTTCCAAACCAATACGGTAGGAAGGGTTATTGGTATACTGATCCAACAACAGATACGATGAAGGAACGTCTACAAAATAACCACGAATGAAATATACACCTGCATTTACATATGCAACGGAACCAGTTGCGGTTGCATCAGCGGGGAGAAGTTGAGAGAACGGGGAGTTAACCTCAATTAGGGTTGTTCCGAACGTGATCTCATTCTCAGCATACAACTGTTCGTTGTTTTGAAATTCTTTAATACCCTCATCTGATGTAGTATCACCAGAATCAACGTACTTGACATACAGTGTAATGTATCCAATATCCGACTCACTAGCAGGAATTGAATACAGAACTTTTCCTTTAACGCCAGAAGTTACACCAGTGATAACCTGACCGTTTAGTTGAGTTCTATAGTTCTCAACGTTTACACCCAGGAAGTTCTGTTGTAGGATAACTGCCTTAACATTCAGATCATAACCAATCTGACCAGGGATGACCATCGCACCTTCTTTGAAGAAGTGCTGTCCCATCGATTCAACTTGATTCTGCAGAATCGATTGCATCGTAGTAAGTTCCCTTGCCTGAATGGGGAATCCAGGTCGGAAGAGAACTCGGTAGAAATTTTTGTCCTTATCAAAGTCATCAAAATAAGGACTGATATTCAGATTGGTATTCTGAGGCATTTTTTTAGAACTCGATTACGATTTTAATATCTTCGATTTGGTCACCAGCACGGGAGATCGCGCTTCTATTATCTATGTAAATTACATCACCCGAGTTTGGTTCAATCTCAGGATTTGCATATCCGTTTGTAAATGACATACCCAGGTCATACTCAGTGTTATTAATGACACGAGTAGATGATCCAGCAATGATTGGGAAGTTGATGTCGGGGTCTCCAGATGTACCAGAGGTAGAACCAACAACAGCATTACCACCCTCAAACTCAACAAGGTTACCTGTAATTTCAGGGAACACACCATCAACTCTGTTCTGATAATATTTCAGAACTTTGGTGGTGGAGTTCCAAGAGATGACACGTCCACGAGCAGTAACCTGCTGACCACCAACAGTACGAGACTGTGTGATGATTTCATCAGTAGAGAACTGACCTGTAAATGTCGGGGAGAAAATTACAGCACTTGTACCAGACAAAGTAAGGTCTGCAACAAGTTCAGATGTACCAAATCTAAATGGATTGATAACGAGACCAATACGGCGATAGTCGTTATCAGTAGGGAAGTCACCTGATCCTTCATCGTAGGTGAACTTCGTGTTAATCATGACACGGTAACCACCCAACTCTACAGTGGGGTCGGAACCATGACCACCATCAGGTGGGATGATAACGTCAATAGTTGCACCAGAACCAGTACCAGCACCGATACCATTAATCTCGTCAATGATAACTTTACCGAAGGTGTAGTTAGAACCACCAGATGTCACAGTTGCAGATACAACCTTACCACCATCAACAACGATAGAAACACGACCACCAGTACCGTCTCCTTTAATAGAAACGTTTTCGTAGGTGCCGTTGTTATAACCAGAACCAGAAGATTGGATTACAATAGTATCAATCTCACCACCGACAGCATCAGAAATAACTGCAGTGTCAGTCAGTACAGGCATGTACTCGTTAGAGAAGAACTTCAACACCTGCCCAACAGGGATGGTGTACATATACTTCCAACGATACCCATCAGCAGTTGTAATAACTGAGGTGGATGTACCTGTAGGTTCAATCGTAGATGGTTTACCGTTCGGATCAGAAGGGGATGTTCCGTTATAGATTGCCTTGTAAACCTGGTACGACGAGTTAACGACAAAGAAGTCTGCGTCATACAGTTTAGTTGCACCAGAAGATGCAGTTTTAGTAGAACTGTAATCGTGACGATACATGTCATAGACATAACCCAAACCACCAGTGGTTTGTTCGGGAGGTGTCCAGTCAACACGACGAATAACCTGAATAGTGTCGTTTGCCAACACTCGTTTCAGGGAGATTAGATCATCGAACACGTCAGAAAACTCTTGAAAAGAGTCCACTGGTGTCGGAGGATTATTCTCGTTGTCCCATGCTTGTGGGCGACCGATGAAAACATACAGTCGATCTCTCGCGCTACCTGCATCAGTATCAGACTGGATCGGGTCGGGACCCTCCAATGCCTTGATAAACTTATTTGCGGTAAAAATTCTGAATTGGTCAGTAAGTAGAGCCATTATGCTGTTTTACCCTTCCCTTTATTTATAGGTTATTCTGGTTCGTTTCTCAGGAGAACGCTATATTCAGCGGACCACACATTTGCAGACCCACCTGACGTTCCACCAGATAGTGTTTCACCAGAAGTGAATTTGAATACATTTCCGTTGCCAACGGGATCTTTAAGAACCAGTGTGACATATCCAGAACCATATCCTGTTGCCGAAGCAGTGAAGGAGTCCACGGTTGCGGTGACTCCACTTGTACCACCAGACACGGTTTCTCCAACAGTGAAGTTGGGAATAGACCAGTTAGTACCAATAATATTAATGATTGCATCATGTTGATCACCATCACCCAGAGCACCAGCGCCCTGAACAGTAGCAACCAACGGTGTAGTATTTCCATCATAAATTTTGTCACCGATAGCAAGGAGTGTGGTGTTTTGTCCACCAATAGTTTCCTCAATACCGTAAAGTGAAGAGGCAATCCCACCATCAAGACTTGTTTCCAATTCAAAGTCTGTACCAGTATTTACCAAGTCAGGGATACCGTCACCAGCACCACTTAACTCATCATCATCTTCAAACTTCCTATCTGGCAGTGAAGAGAGAGGATTAGTAAACAATACAATGTCACTACCTTCTAGTTCAACCAGAACATGTGGTTCAACACCAGTTCCACTAGAACTTGCAACTCCACAAATAAAGGCAACAATTTTACTTTCTTCGGTAGAACGACCAGCGTCAATAAACGCTAGTTCATCAACTTGGAACACCAGATATAGGTCTCTAGTTTCAGGTCTCCAGTCATAAACGATAGCAATCTTGTTATCGCTAGATTCAGAGAGACGCCTTACACGGTCATTAATATTAAATGAGTAACCCGTTAAACCAGTATTTGGATTATCTTGTAAACTATCAAGACGAATTTTTTGATCAAATTTGAAGTTGACACCTCTAGTAACACCCTTAAACTGTGTGCCAGTTTTGGATGTATATCTAAAGATCTCTCTTCCAACCAGTGCTTTACCAGAACCAGGGAACGCTGCAGTTGTTTCAACGTTAATCGTTGTATCTGATTCTGCAATGTCACCAGTAAGACCAGTAATATTGAACACTGTAGAGTTCAATGACTGTCTGTTTCTGGCAGTCCTTACAAGGTTTGTATTCCTTGCAAAAATAACTTGAGGTGGAGAAGTATATCCACCACCAGGATTGACAATGTTAATATTATCAATTACGCCAAGGTTAATCTGAGCCTCAGCAGCACCACCACTACCTCCACCACCAATCAACTGAACGATAGGTGGAGTCTCAAAGAACTCACCAGCGTTGCTGATATTAATGTTTTCGATTTGACCGAACTCATTTACCTCAGCAACCCCAGTTGCGCCTTCGCCGCCCCCGCCACCAATAACCAGAGCAACATCTTGTCTGGTATAATTTCGTCCAACGTTTTCTAGGGATAAACCTGTAACACTACCAGTGACAGGAACCAGTTCACTACCTGCTCCACCGCCACCTTCGATACGTGCTACGGTTTGTGAGAAGTAGTTATCTCCGTTGGACCTTATTTGAATATAATCAACACCACCAGTTGCATTTAGAAATACATCACCAGCAGCACCATTGGCACCAAGATCATCACTTTCAATAATCAAACGTAAAGGACTATATCCCTCACCAGGATCCAAAACTTCAACTGCTTGAATTTCTCCAGCAGTATTGATAATAGGACGCAACACTGCATCACGAACTGGAGTGCCGCAATTACCAATAGTTAATTTTGGAGGGTCGGAAGCAACATATCCAGAACCACCAGTAATAACAAATACATCTTTAACGCCGTATGTACTGTTAAAAACTGGTTCAATGGATGCGCCACTACCTGGGACTGTTCTTGTCATGAATTAGACCACCACTAAGTTTCCTACCATGCCACCGTGGATTGTGCACTGGTAAACATAAGTTGTACCAGCAGCGACGGAGTACGGGACCTCCCATAGCAAAACACCAGTGGTGGAACCACTAATACCGTCAGTTACCGCTGAACCACCAGATCCAACTCTGATCTCAAACGGGTGACCAGATCCAGTTGTGTTGTTGAATCTATAGGTGAATCCACGATAAACATAGATCGTTGGGTTGCCAGTAGAACTACTAACGCCAGGACCATCAAAGAGATAACCTGTACCAGTGCTACCAGAAACAGACCAACCTAGAACAGGAGATCCATAAGCGGTAAAGGTGTTGGTTCCTGTTGCAACAATGTTCTGATTTTCAGTTACAGAAGGAAGAGCACCAGCAGAATTATTAATGGTAAGAGTATTACCAGACATCACTGTGGTGATGTTTGTTCCACCAGCAATCGTTAAAGTTTCAGAAGCACTATTTGCTCCTGTACTTCCACTATCACCTGCAACAGTAGCAAAAATGTTTTGAACAACGTTTGGTGAGTCGTTTGTAATCGTTAGATTATCACCAGCCACAGCAGTGGAGATCCCAGTACCACCAACAAAATTAACAGTAGTAGTAGTGCTATTAGCAGTTTTGGATCCCGAATCAGACCCAACAACAGAGAAGAGATTTTGATCAGGATCACCTAACGCCCCCGTCATGTTAATGGTTAATACATCACCAGTAATTGATGTACCAATATTGGTACCACCAGCGACAGTTAAAACATCTTGTGCTGCACTTGCAGTTGTTGAACCAGTGTCAGCGTTGAATTGTTCAAACAAGTTTTGAGTAGTTCCACCACCACCGCCACCAGATGAATCATCATTGGCAGGTTCAAACTTAGAAGTAGATGAATTCCACTTAAGGATTTGACCATTAGAGGGACCACCACCAACAGTCATGTCTACATCGGAGAGATCACCAACGCCACTGTTTTCGTCCACCAGAGGCACCCAGACGCCCCCATGAGCGAAGTAACCCTTACCTGTGGCATGAACATGTGCAAACATGCCATGATGGTTTACAGCGTCAGGAAGACTTGCTAGATCAGTGTATGGTGCATAGTATTTTAGGAATCCATCTGCACCATCAATGTAGGTGTATGCAGATCCACTACCACCACCCCAAAATTTAATATCACCTGTACTATCAGGTTTAATTACAACATCTCTTGCGCTAGTTGATACAATATTAAATGTCGAAACATCTAAATTACTTGTCAACTCATCAAAGTTACCTCCAACAAAAGAGGGGTTTCCTGCTGTAGACCACTTAAGAACTTGACCTTCAGTGATACCCGATCCAATATTGACAAGGAGATCAGTCTCGTTTCCCAGACGATCATAAATCTCATCAATAACAGAATTGAGTTTTACACCAGCATCCCTCAGGGTATCACCAGTGCCATCATTAGCGGAAGAACCAATACCAATGCTTTGTTTTGCCATAGTTCTTAGACTTTTACAGTGTTATTTAGGTTTGATCGAAGCTAGTTGATGTGCTATCGAGTGTAATACCTGTATTATCGAAGGTATTATTCGTAGAACCACCAATACCAGTTACGGTCAGAGTTGCAACATCAGTTGTGAGAGGTGAATTGGTTGCTGCTGTAGCACCAACGGGACCTTCAATAACAAGTTTGTACTTATACCCTGTCATATATGACAAAGCAGTAAACGCATACGTCGGGGATGTTGCACCGTTGAGTTGCGAGTATGCAAATCCACCATCAGTAGATCTAAACCACTGATAAGACTTGGGACCATTTTCTGGAACAATAGTAGCGGAAACAGTAAATGTAACTGTCTGACCACTATTAACTGTTGCATTCTGTGGTTGTGCTGCAATCTGCAGAGTTGCAGGAGGTGCCACACCATCACCACCGCTAGGAGGTGCAGGAGGTGTAGCAGCACCATTGTTAGCTGGTTGATCAAGCACTTGACGTGCAGTAAATCCCATAAGGTATGGGAAGGATGGTTCACCCTGATCGTCTAATGATAAGAAATATGCATAGGTTCCAGATTGATATTCTGGAGTAATACAAAATCTTCCATTGTGAGAATCGAGAATTCCATTACCCTCAACATATTCCCAGTCTTGTACAAAGGAACCTGCAGGTGGGTTTTGAAGTGTGCTCCCATATGAAGGTCTTCCCGATGTTTCTATGGGTTTTACTTGATATGAAGAACTCATGTCTATAACGCTTGAGGATGTATCCCAAGGATCAGTATATGCATGAGGACCATATACAGGGAATCCATCAAAAGCAAATCCCAAAATTTTAGAATGACCGTCTGGATGTCTTAGAACATCACCGTTGTACTGAGATAAACCATAGTAATCATTGTATGTTGCCATGACTGATCCCTGTTGCCAGCAATCAATGAAGTGGGAGTCATGGTAATGATATTGACCCGTTTGTTCTGGATGTCCACCACATGAATCATCTCCAAAATCAGCAGGAGATGTTGGGTAATGTGCATTCCAACTAAATCCTGCTGGTGGGTTTCCACCAGCACCAGCAGAAGGATTGAAGAAAACTACACCGTTACCTGCAACACCAATAGCACCCAATGGAGTAGGATCGCGTCCTAATCTTTGATCATAGTAAGTATATGTACCTGTATTGCTATAGTTAGAATCAGGAACAATTAACTGTAAATTTGTATCTGTACTTCTCCAACAATATCCTGCTGTAGAAATAAAGGTTGTACCATTGTAAACAAACTTCGCCTTTCTACCATCACTAAAAACAAATAACAGATTATCTCCAGGACGAATTGAACCACTATCAACCGTGGCAGATAGCAATGCATTATCATCTACCGACAGTGGAATATTGATGGTAAACCCTTCTTGTGAATAGGTATTATCATCAAATGTCCTTTCAATTCCAAATGTACCACCCCTATAATAGAAGTCGTGATTGAAATCTTGTTCCGTAACTGTATTCGGATTGTTCGCATTAGGGAACACACCGTAGGTGACGGGACTAGGTAACCCGTCACCATCTACAGTCAGGATCCTTGTAGCAGGTACATAGGAAGCGGTTGCTGTCATTGTTTTTGACTATTTATTGTGCAAAGATCGAGTTCGGTACGAAGTTGGAGATTACAGTTGCACCAGTCTGGACGTTAAGAACAGCAGAGTTGGAGTAGACAGGTGTTGCACCTGCATACGTGATTGCAACTCTGTACTCATCACTGTCGTCTGCTTGAGAAGCAGATCCAGTGTCATATGTTGCCTGGTTTGCACCAGTGATATTTGTCCAGTTGGTTTCCCCGTAGTTCTTCCTCTGCCACTGATAATTCAGACCAGAAGTTGTTCCGACAGGATCGCCATCCTCAGCATTGAAGACTGCGATAACTGTGAATGCTGCAGTTTGACCTTGGTTTACAGTCACGTTGGAAGGATTCCGTGTGATCTGAATTGCACCATTCTCGATGGTGATTGTTTGACCAGTGTTGGGATCAATACCCTCACCAGCATAAACATCCAAACCATCATTGACAGGTGCACCTTCAGGCGTAACAAAATCATCCTCAACAACGTTGGAAACGGTGACTTCAGGTAGTGAATAACCAACACCAGGTGTCTTAATTGCAATATTTGCAATTCCCATCAGAGCACGGATACGACCATCAAAACCACTGGAGGAAATAACCGCGACATTTGGGCGCGTGGTATAACCGTTACCAGGGTTGGTAATGATTGCGGCATCAATTGTGCCTCTACGGATAGTCGCAAGCGCGGAAGCGTTACGACCTTTAACCGTTCCCGTGTACTCAAAGGTAACCAAAGAGTTGGAAGATTCAATCAGAGCAACCTCACGAGGATCAGACTCATCTTCACCTTCGATAAAGAGTTTGTCACCTGCTTCAATTGGAGGAACAACGTAAGACGCGATAACGTCTGCTTCAGAACCAACGTAGGAGAATGCCACGAATGTGGATCCTGCGCGAGGCGTTTCAGCAAAGATGATCCTAGAACCAACCAGTGTGTAACCAATGCCAGGTTCCTGAATAACACCGTTCAAGGAACAGATGATGTTATTTTCAGGTTTGATCGTGTTAGAAGAAACACCCTCAGTCAGAGTTAGTGAGTAGAAACCGCCAGTAATCTTGAGGTTGAAAGATGAACGTAAGGAGTCAAACTCGAAACTAATGTCATCCAACTGACGCAATTTACCAACGTAGTATCCAATAAACTCAGACCCAATTTCAGGTGGTTCAGTGAATGTGATCTCATCCGAAGATGCAGTGAATGCGTTGTTTGCACCAGGTGGTTGCATAATACCATTCACGAAGATCATCATATGACCTGCAGGATCGGGCAGATATTGCTCACCATTTGCGATAGTGAGTTTGAAGATTGTCTGCTCACCATCAAATCCACGGAAGTAACGATCAACACGTCCAACCAAATCACTTGCAGTAGATGTTGCTGCAATCCATCCGTTATCTGAGATAAGGGTCATGTTGTCGCTGAATGTTCCAACAACATCTTCCAACCACACGCGAGCGGTAATACCACTCTGCTCGATGCTTACGATGCGACCGTAAGACTCATATGCGGTTTCTGTATATGCACTAACCTCACCGTAGATAACAGGGAAGTTGTTAAGGTTTTCAAACTTACCGATTGTATAACCACCCAAACCAACAGTGCTTGCAGGGACACTTGGGTCACCAGATACGCTACCGATGTAAAGATCATTGATACCCTCATCTGGGCGATAATCCCAGCTAGTGACATATGCAGTCCATCCAGGAACAGCAATTGCAGTTCCCTGAAGCAGATACAGTTGATCTCCAACAGTGAAGTTACCCGTGTAACCTGTGTCACGTACAACGCTAGAGAGGGACAGTTTGATAGTTCTGTCGCCGTGGATGTATGTGTTGATTGTGATTGGTGAACCACCATCTCTGATACCCACGAGGTCAAGAATTTTTTCAGTCTTAGAACCATAGATAACATCACCAGACTCCCAACCGCTATTGATCGTTTCCACGTCAACCGTGATACGACCACCTGTGTTGCCAGTAAGAACGCCTCTCTTATCATTGAAGACGGATACTTTTGCTTCTGTGGATGTGGTGTCTTTGAACAACCAGTCACCTGTGAAGAATTGACCCAACTTAGTATTGATAAGTAGACGATCCTCAACGGTAGATGTGACAGTAGCAGTTGCACCACTATCAACACCTTCGAGGACATCTCCTGCGGAGATTGTGCCAGTGATACTTCTGATACGAATGTGACCGTTATTCAGTTCATTGCGAGCAATTGTCTGAAGGGCAATACCCTGGTTGACAGTTGCACCTTGCACCTGAATGACTTCGCCGTCAACGAACTTCTCCTGCGACATTGCAGAAAGACCGAAGTATTTGTATGTTTTAACAACTTCAGCACGGTTAAGAAGTTGACTGGAAACTTCACTGGAAGCACCAGTTGCAGTACCAATCAGAACGTCAGCAATATTGAAACCTGCACTAATTGGAGTTTGAATATCGCGTGTGCCATAGTTAATTGTATTTCTAATAATTCCAGAACGACGTGCAGTAGTAAAGTTCTGGTTACCTGAGTTTGTTGTATCCAGACGGAATGGACGATAGCGACCATCATGTTGAGGTACGCGAGCGATCTCAAACCAGTTTGCCTGAGCATTCAGAACATAATAGAAGTCCTGATCATTGGCACCATCAAGTGAAGTTGCAGATGCAAGAGTGTATTGCAGCAGATCACCACGACGGAAGAAGTTAGTTCTGTTAATGCGAACGCGATTTTCTTCACGCTCAAATCCAACTTCAATAGTAGGAGTAAGCAGAACCAGTGCAGGATCAGTATTATAATCTTCACCCTCGTCATATACATTGGTGAGATTTACAGCGTCGGTAGATGCAGTAAATGTGACAACATTTTCTGATGGGAAAGTGGAACGCTCAAGTGCAAACTCAAGGCAGTTGAGGGAAGAATCCATACTGAATTCAGAGTATTCCTGATCATATTCAATTCGTGGTTGATAACCACCAACTGCAGGAGGATAGAAAGTATCATATCCAGACCAACCAGGACCGTTGTAGTTCATCACAATATCCTTCGCATATTCGCGAACTTTATTCATCGCGAAGATTAGACGAATACGATCAATATCGGGATATGCAATGAAGGTACCTTCACCATCGAACCATGTGGCAGCAAGTTCAAACGCACCAGCATTACCGCCAGTTGCGAGGTCATAGATCATTGCCTCAAGAATTGCCTGGGCGTATGTTGTATCTGGGTTAGTTCCAGTTGAATACTGTGTCACAGTTTGATCAATTGCTCTCTGTGCGATTGCATGATCGTTGAATCTGATGAACTCAGCGATGGTGTGATCTGTATGCTTAGCGGCACCTAAAGTACCAGACAACAGATCATACAATGTCATGGTTGCCGACAGTACGTTATAACAGGTGTATGCCTGATACTTGGTATTTGTGTAGACCGATGCAGGTGTAGTTCTACTAATTGTTCCGAGGTGAGGAGTAGTGCCCAACCATGCTGCTTCGATGGTATTGATACCAACGTCGAACAAAGTATTAATGGCAGACTCAATAGTCGCACAAGTAGAATTCCATCCAGCAGCAGCGTTGTCATAACTAACGCTGAGATCACGATCAGCGTGGTTGCCAGAATACTTGATAGGCCAAATAGCAGGCAGAGTACGCTGAACACTAGCAAGAGATGTAGGTGTGGTGATTGTATCGGTAACAATCTGCATGATCGTATCGATTGCTGCCTCAACGTTAGAGCAAGGACCACCGTTGTTAGCAACCGTACGTGTCTGACCACTCATAGAGTTGGCAGTGAGAATATCCTCAACGGTTTGCATCAGCGTTTGTGCAGCAGAAACCTCAGTAGGACATGCAGGTTGTGTCACGTCAGTTGTGATTGTGAGATCACGATACTGTTGCAGTGATGTGTAAGAACCCCAGTTAGTTGTAATGTTAGAGGGGATCAGTTCGTTACGGATAATGTGATCAATGATATTAGAACGGATGTAACTAATAATTGATGTTGAACGCTGTCTTTCTGTAGCATCCAGGTGAGGATTGTTAACGTATTCTTCACCGATGTCATAGATGTAAGAGTTACCAGCGTATGCAACGTGGTATGCAACCGATTGAATAATACGCTCAACGTCATCAACACATGCAACAGTTCCAGTAGGAATAGTCCAACCGTTGTTTGCAACGTACATTCCAACTGTACCCTCTGCAATGTAGCGGGCGTTGTTACGGATCAACCAGTATGCGTCAGCAGCACGAGACTTATTAGCATCGGTAGCACCAGCAAGGGAGGTTTGCTCCATTGTGGGGTTGTCGCGGCTGCGTTGTCTGTATGGATAGAAGTCGAGATCTTCGTAGAACTTCTGACTATAGTTGTGAACGTGGTTACCAGTGTTAAGAGTGGGAACACTACGCATCACGTCAAACATGATCTTCTTCGCTTCTACCATTGCATATACAGTCTCAGTTGCCTGAGATCCAACATGCAGGAGAGCATTGGAAGCATTCACGTAGAACTGAGCAGCATCCACAACTTTGCTATTACCACCGTACTTGAGGTGGAAGACCAGTGCTTGCAGAATGTCAGTGATGTCATGGACACAATCGACACTACCAGCACTGGTTACAGCGTTAGGAAGTGCACTTACGAATGTGTGATCATATTGCTGACCAACAGGTGAGGCACCAACGTTGACTGTAATCGTAGTTGCATCAGCAGCAGTAATTGCCAGAGATGCATCATATGCAGGGTCGGTGTTACGAGGATATGCATGATTGGATGCATTACCATCCTGTGTACAGGTGAATATAATTGACTCAAGTTCAATGTATACCTTGTTGCTTGTTGTCAGACTGTGAGTACCAATGGTAAGAACCATCTCACCATTAGATGCAGTGTAGACAGCATTTTCTACATCAAACTGAACACCACCCGATCTCGTTCCTGCCTGTCCACCATTGATGGAGAAGGAAGGATACTCTTGAGTTGTACGATGAACTGCCTCTTCAGCGATGAAACGGATGTTTCTATCGATGAGGTTTGCAGCGTCAACATAACGCGAGAGCATTGGGTTTTGATCGTAAGAATCATCACCAGGATCATTCTCTTCACCAACACCGAAACCGTAGACAAGATCTTTACCGAAACCATTTCTCATGGTCAAGACTGCCATGTCTCTCGCCTGCTTGTAGACGTAGATAGATGCCTCTTCCTCACCCTCAATATGCTTCAGTGAATTATCTTCTGGTTCGATGTAAAGTTCAGCAGCATCATAAACCTTGCTGTTACCACCAATACGGAGGTCATGAATGACAGCATCCAGGTAATCCTTAACATCATCCATACAGTTAACCTGTCCACCAGGAACCTCGATGTTGGAGAACTTAGAAAGATCGTTCATCGACATAACTGCTTCAGAAGCAATCTGATCTTTGTTCACCTCGATCATGTTCGCTGCATCCAGGTATCTGTGGATGTCAGAACGGTTAAAGTCGTAACCTACAGGATCAACAGTATTGTTGATAGCGTCATCTTGCTGTCTATATGCTGTCTGTTGGGTATACTGTGCGACGTAGTAATCGTCAGAATAATCAGCACCCTGATCGGCAGGAGGTGCCTGACCGAAGGTAACAAGGAGTTGGTTGATTGCCTTGAGTGACAAATACTTACAATATTCAATAGCATCAACCATCGGCAGAAGTTCTTCATCAACGTGAAGAATATCTTTGTTGGAATCTAGATATTGATCAATGACATTGTTTACAGCAGAGTTACCGCCAGTAATCAGGTCACTGATGATTGCAGGAATAACAAAGTCCTTAAGATCCCTCAAGCAATATGGTTCACCATATCCAGGCATAACGAGTTTGTCATAAGCATTGCCGTTGATGGTAACTTGCCACTTGTTCTGAATGTATCCAACTGCTTCCTCAGCAATGTAAGTTCTATTCTTCCAGAGGGAATTGCCAGCATCACGATAACGATCACCAGTAGGTCCAAGGATGTCAAGAATATTATTAGTAAGAGTATCAATTTCATTCTGTACGGTGACAGAAGCACCACCAGAAATTCCATGAGGAATACGAAGAATTTGAGTTTCAGGATCAGTTAAATCAGTGTCACTTGTGGTAACAACATACTTGGCAAGTCTGCCTGCTTCTTGCCAAGCGAAGAGCGTTTGCAGCAATTCTTTCTCGACAAAATCAACAGAACCATCTGTAGCAAGATAACCTCTAGCAATAGTAGTTGTATAGTAATCGCCACCATACTTAAGATCTTTAATGATTGCATCTAAGATATAATCTCTAGTGTCACGAATACATGCTGTTGTGCCACCATAACTTTGAATTGCAGCATTGTCGCCAGGGATAATAAAGTCTGGATATTCGGTTTGCATTCTACCGACAGCAACCTCAGCAATCCATAGATCATTCTTCTCAAGGATTTCAGCAACAACACGATGACCATCACGAGACAGATCGATGTCTTCGATGATGACACGTTTGTTGTCATAATCGATTGACTTGGCAGTTGCAGACGAAACTGTTGTACCTGTGAAGGTTGCGTAAACTTCAGTTGTAGAAAGAATGAATGGAGTATCACCCGTCAAACCAAGGACAATATTGGTGTCACCATATGAAACAGTGCTAGGTGCAGTAAAGGCAGAAGTGTAGTATGCTTCACCTTTTCTGACTGCAACGTTATCCATGTTTCCAATGAAACCACTGGAACCATTACGATCAGCACCGATGTAGCAAGGACCGTAACCAAAGTCTGTACTGTTGCTTGCATTACTTCCTGCTTGTGTGCCATTGACATATGCAGACATGACAGATTCATTTCTGACAACTGCAACATGGTACCAAGTGTTAGTAGTGGTAAAGACATTACCTGACAGAATAATGTTTGTAGTGTGATCAAATACACGCAGTGTTTGATCCACCATTCTGATATTCAAACCACTGGTTGCACTGCCTCTACGGCAATCAAAGATGTACTGTGTACCAGAGATGCCAGTAGGGTAGATCCATGCCTCGAATGTTAGGTTACCAGTGCCGAAGTCGAAGTCATAAGAATCAACTTGCTTCAGATACGAGTTGGTAACAAACTTCAAAGATTTGTTGCTATTAGAAAGACTTTTGTTGGTAACAACAATACTTTGAGTAACAGCAGACGAACCAGGGTTTGTCAGTGTGGAGTTTGTGATATACTCACGATCTTGAAGAGTTGCACTAACGCCAGTGGCATCGGCAAACAACCACTTCAAACCAGCGTTAACACCTGCGAGTTTGAAGGTTGCACCAGAAGTTTTTGCAGTGATATTGTCGCCAAGGGCAAACAAACCACTAGACCTATCTTTGTATGCAATCTTATTAACACGAACAGTTTCACCCTCACGGAATGAACCATCATCGATATTTGCAAGAGAGTTGATGTAATCAAGATTGCCAACTGCTATGGTCTTAAGACCGATGTCAGTTAGTGTATTAATTGTTGATTGTACGTTCGCACAGTTAGAAACGGATTGTCTACCGCCAGATGCATAATCAACATCGTAGGAATGTGCAGTTACGCCACCACCTGTGTATACAGCACCAGCACTGGCATTAATGAATGTGTGAGTAAATCCACCACCAGCAGAAATAGCGTTAGCAGATGCACCACTATAAGTGTGGGCATATTGCTGAGAGGCAGGAGATGTGCCAACGTTTACAGTAATTGTTGTGGCAGTCGCGCCTTCAATCATCAGAGACGCACCTGACGCCATGTCTGTAGTGCGAGGATATGACTCAACTGATACGTCACCGTCTTGTGTGCAAGTAAAGGAAATTGATTGATCGGCAATCGTTACATGCTTACCTGCTTCCAAAGAGTGAGCACCGATTGTGATTTCCATGTCACCCGTTGCTGGGGTATAGGTAGCACCAGTAGGAGTAAACTGCACCAAAGGAGATGCACCAACATTAACTGTAATTGTGGTTGCACTTGTTGCAGAAATTGCAAGATCATCCTCAAACGGAGTGGAATATGGTTGTGGATAAGTTTTAATTGCTTGACCACCATCCATGTCGCATTGGAACGACAAAGAATGAGGTCTGATGGTAACTGTATCAGAGGTAGTCAACGAGTGAGAACCAATAGTCAGAACCATACTTCCACTGTTAGGTGTATATACCGCAGCAGTAGGAGTGAACTCTACAAGTGCTGTACTAGAATCATATGTAGAAGGATCATTAAGGTTGTACACACCGTTGTCACCAGTACCACTGGTAGGCATTACCTTGTAATATAGAAGGTTGTTAATTGCTCTATATGTGAGATCTCTTGCCTTAGAAAGTGCAGTCCAGGTTTCTGCTTGCTCACCAACAACACCGTTATTGATGAATGTTGCACCTTCAAAGTAGGACTTAGAAAAACTAACGGTGTTTGTGTTACCACCACTTCTGACATCCTTAACAATAGCGTCAACGAAGAGACCAACATCTCTGCGGCACTTAGTTTCATTGCTGTTATAACTGGTAGGTTCAGTAGGAGTAATGTCGCTGAAGTCTTGATTTGAAAGAAGAGTTTCAGAGATCGTAGCAGCGAGAGTATCAAGTGCAGCCTGAATATCAGCACAAGCACCAGCATCATCATTATTGATAGCACTACCAGATCCACCATAGTTTGCAAGACCAGGAGTGATTGATGTATCTGCGTAATGTGTATATGTAATACCATCAACTGCCGTTGAACCAGTAAGTTGATTAGTCAGTGCTGACTTCATATAGTCGGCTGCCTTGTTATAACCCCAAACAGTTTCAGTTACCTGAGCGTTGATGTATGCAAGGTTGCCGTTACTATAGTATTCTTCAATAAATTTACGAGCATACTTGTTACCACCTGCAAATACATCATATGCAATTGCATCGACGTAGTATGTAAGGTCACGCTTACACTTAGTGCTGTTAGGAATAACCAAAGATGGATATTGCTGAGTCATATCGTAGAATGCTTTAGCTACGATATACTCTTTGTTCTTCTGGATCAGACGATATGCATCACGATAACGTGAACGTCCATCAGTTTGAGATGCCCCAGGATAGTAGAAGTCTGGATGCATGACAGCAATTTCTGCTGTTGCAAAGTCAACAATCTCATCCTTATTGCCAGCAATCATGAAACTAGCGTCAGCATGACGGTTTGCAGCAACGCCGTAGGAAGAACCAAGAATTGGGTTGTTATAGTTGACCTTGATATTTCTAACAGTGTCGCCTTCACTGAAGACGCCGCTACTCAGGTCAGTATATGTAATTTCAGAGGAACGAACTTCTTCAAAGTCAAGGAAGTTAGCGTTGATTCTGCTATCAGAGTCAAGCAATTCGACAGGAGTGATACTAGATTTAGAAATATCATCCAACAGAACGTTAGGATAAGATTGACTAATCAAACGCTCAAAGAGTAGACCATAGAACGATGAACCAGCAGTCAGTTCTTGTGTATCAACAACGTCGTTGGTAATAGGATCGCGATAAGGTGCAAGAACAGTAATTCTTGCAGCAAGATTAGATCTTGTGGAGTAAACAATGTCTTGTAGACGGAAGTCAAATACACCAACCTCATACTCAGCGGTACCTGATGTCTTAGACAAAACAATATCATTACCAGCAGTACCATCAACATTCAAGTTAATAGCATTAATTTGTGCAGTCGGGTTACCACGAGAGCGATTGGTGCAAACCAGAGTTTCGTCAAACTGGAAAAGGTTTTCCTGAGAAACACTTAACTGACTATCAATTAGTGCACTAAATCCAAGGGCACTAACATCAATTCTTTCATTGTTCTGGAAAGGACCACCTGTGATGTCAACAATATCTACAGTGTTACCTGCAGATGAAATAACAGTTGCAAATGCATCACTCTGGTTACCTGTAATTTGGTAACCAATTTCTGGGAAAATACCAGACACATTGGAAAGTGTCAATCTGGTAATTGGTAGGAAGTCAATAGTTGCATCTCTATAGACAACTTTAGAAGGTGCCTTGGGTGCTTCTTTGAATACGATGTTACCACCAACAATGTCATAAGAAACAACAGGTGCCTGAACAACACCGTTAAGCAGGATCAACAACTGATTGTTGTTAACGATGACCTGTTCACCTTCAACAGTGATTGGGAACTGGGTCTCAATACCGTCAAACTGACCTGCAATGTCATCCAACTTCTTAACGATAGAAGTCAAGATTTCCTCAGAGTTGGTCAAACGCTTTCTACGGAAGAGAACTTCAGTGTTATTAAAGTCGGAATACTGAGGTTCAGCAGCAGCGAATGATGTAACTTCGTTAACGTTGGAGTATTCGTTGATGTTCACCTGTTTGATGAACTCAGTTCCAACCTTACGACCAGAGATGTCCTTACCGCCAGTCAGTTGTAACTGACCGAACATGTTGAAACCAGCGGGGTGGTTGTTCTCCAGAATTTGTGCTTTCCAGAGGTTAATAGGACTTTGTGTCTTAATAACGTAGGAGAAGTTCTGATAGAAGAAGGAGTCTTGAATCTTCTGAACGATCTCGGAAGGTTTACCAACGTCATCGATAAACTTACCAGGTGTCTCAGTCAGAGAACCGATATTCAGCACACCTTTAGCAAGAGAGATGTTGTCAATAACACCAGATGCACGGGAGACTGTTCCATTGACACGTTGACCAGCAACAAACTCACCATCAAGATCTACAAGTTTCAAGATCTTAGGACCGATCTGCCAACCATTGTTATTAGATACAGTTGCGAAAACAGTTGCAAGTTCTTCGCTATCGCCCATGTAAACTCTCTCACCCTGGAGGAATCTAGAGGTTTCAACGATTGCTTCAGCAGCACCACCAAATACTTCAGTAAGTAAAACTTGACGACCTGCACCCTGTGTCAGGAAGGTGATATAGTTACCAGACTCCGCATCAGCAGGTGTCAGTGCAAATCTAATTTGATCACTTTCAAGAGAGTTTACATCACCAGCAATTGCATAATAGATCTGGTTTGCAACCAAACTGGTCAAACCTGCAGAACTTGGTTTTGGAAGTTCGCCTTCAGTGGAACCAACATCATCTGCTCTAAATGAAATTGCAGCACCCTGGGTAATACCATGAGGGAAGTTAAACTGCAGATAATTTAGGTCAAGGTTAACAACATAGTTAAACTCAGACTTCAAATTAACAACAGGTTCCGAAGAGTAACCTGCACCAGGATTCTTAATTTGAATCTCATTCAGTCTGTTGTTTTTAACGATTGCAACTGCTTCAGCACCAAATCCACCGCCACCTACGACAATAACGCTAGGAGCAGATGTATAACCAGCACCAGGATTTGTGATCTTGATCTGGGACAAGATAGAGGTGTTGAACAACTGAAGGTTGACAGGGAATGTAATCTCAGGTTTCAGTGTATAGTCATGGGAGTAACCATAACCAAATTCATTGTTCTTAAGTTTTTTGATCTTACCGATGTTCTTACCCGTCAAGAACACAGATGCACCTGTACCCTCATCAGGGATGACGACTTCTAAATCGGCACCTGAACCAGTTAACTGAGGTCCAAGAATACCTTGAATTGAATCAACATCAACACTACCAGTAGTATATCCTTTACCAGGATCAGTAATTACAACGCTAGTGATAGTACCAGAACCGATTTCCTCATCAACAGCAACAGTAATACGACAGAGACCACCTTCACCATCACCAAGGATGGATACTTGATCATATGTGCCGATTGCATATTCGGAACCACCAGAGGTAATATTGATACGTTCAATCTGACGGAAGGATGCAATATCCTGAATGATAGGCAACTTCTTATAGAAACCACCAGCAGAGATCAGTTTGATATTTGCAATAGGTCCGATTGCACGTTTAGATGATGTTGAGTATGTGGAATAAGGTACATCCTGATCATTCTCGCCAACGTTTGCATTCTGGAATTCAGGTTCACGAATCAACGGGAATTTGAAAATTGTATCACTTTCAGTTTCAGTAACAGTATATGTTCCATCAAAAGGTGTCTTCTTAACATCAACAAATGATGTTGAACCCACAGGAGAATTAGCACCAATTCTAGAAGGATCAAAATAATATGAGATATTGGTAACCTGACCATCAACTTTCAACTTAACGAATGGTGAATTAGTACCATCAAACACACCAGGGGTGCCTTCTCTTTCAATATTATTGAATGAGTATTCAAGTTTGAATTCGTTATCTTGAGAGAATGATAAGAAGTACCCAGCGTTACTACTATCACTCATATCAAAGATATAGTTGTGATTTCTTGTTAGTATAAGAGTTGGGTGCTTAGTATAGATGTTAACTCTTGCAATGCTATTCTGAACAAAAGCAGGTTCAGCAGCAGGAATACCACGCAATGTAAAAATGAAATTCCTAGAAGAGAATACCTCTTTAATGAAGAATGAACCATTAAAATCGTTAGTTGTAAATCCTTCAGTAAACAGAATGTCACCAGCAGTGAAGTTGTGTCTAGAGTTGGCGACACAGAACACTTCATTAGATCTAGTCTGAGATACAACCTTAATAGTTTTATCAAGTACAGCAGTTACACTAACTTGCTCAACGCTAGTTACGTTATTAATTTGCAGAACAGTAGGTTGGTCAACTTTAGGGTTAACGGTAACTGTACCGCCAATGCTTAGACTATCATTAGCAATGAAATTGGAATCACTAAAGATTTTATCAATTCGGATTGCATACCAGTTTTCTGTAGCATCAAAGTCCTTAAACGTTGCATAATCACTCAGAGGATCGAACGTTTGAGTATGGGTCCAAGTAACAGTTCCATCGGTAGCAGTCCCGCTACCATGGGAAGGTGCGACCTTAGATGTTCGGCCTGCAACAGAACAAGTGTAGAGATTTCTTCCGTAATAAATTTGATCTCCAATGTCATATACTATGAGCGATTGCCATAGAGGTTGTCTTGGAGTTGGGTATGCAGTATTGGAAAGATCCACTTCAATTGGATTAGTAGATCCCTGAGTGTAATCCCAAGAAACGCCACCATCAGTAGCATTACCAGTATCATGTGTTGGAGCGTTTAGACCAGAAGTACCAACAGTGGTTGCTGTATAAATTCTGCCAGCAGAATAAACTACATCACCAGTAGTGTATGACTTTGCTTGCTCCCACTCTGTATATGCACGGGATGCAACAAAAGAAATACC